GGTGTGTGACTGTAAATGATGCCAAGCCGCTGCTTCATTATTCAGGAACGTCCGACGAGGACTTTGAGATTAATCTCGTAGGCCCCGAGGCTGCTGTTTGCAAGCATCAAGTTGCCTGGTGGGTTGGCCAGCTTGAGAAAGCCCCTACCACTGGCAACTTGCATCTTCAGATGCATGTTTGTTTCAAGGCGAAGGTTGGTTTCAGCGGTGCGAAGCACTTTTTTGACCAGTCGAATATGGCTGGAGCTCACCTGGAGCCTTGTGCCGATTTAACTGCGCACCTCGCTTATGTGGTAAAGGCCGACACTAGGCATATGGGCCCATATCGCTCGCCGGGTGCACCGGCAGATGGAGGACCTGTCCAAGGTAAGCGAAGTGATCTCAATGCGGTAGTCGAGGCTGCCCAGTCAGGGGCTGGACTTCCGCAGTTGTGGAAAGATTTTCCACTTGTGATGGTGCGCGCTTACAAGGGAGTCGAGAAGCTTGTGTCTACACTATGCCCCGCTCCTGTAAGGCCAAATATGGTCACTGTCGTCTTCTATGGGGTACCCGGGACTGGGAAAAGCACGCTTGCTGCCAAGCTCACTGAGGAGCTTTTCCCAGACGAAAGACCATTCTACAAGCCTATCGGAAAGTGGTTCTGTGCTTATCTCGGGCAAAAGGCCGTGGTCATGGACGATTTCGACGGCAAAGGTCAGGCTTGTCGTGAGATTAAGAATATCTTCGATAAGACTCCTTGCATCGTCGAGATCAAGGGTGGCCATGTCAATCTCGCTACCGAGCTGATCGTGGTCACTTCCAATACGGACCCCCGTAATTGGTTCCCAGGAGAGGACCCTGTCCACACACTTGCTGTGCTTCGCAGATGTTTGTGCTTCAGAGTCGAGGAGAGCCTCGTCATGAATGCTGGCAAGCGTGTGGGCTTCGGCCTTAATGGTGCTGGCCAAACCCTTCTTGACACTGTCAAGCGGGCTATGTTCACTGAAGTCGAGGAGGGTGAGGGCAGCAGCGGATTCCGTGGCTCCGCTTCTATTGCGAGGCAAGAGACTCATTACGTGCCTTATGGTAATCAGATTATACCTGTTGAGCCTGCACGTGTGGATGCGATTGCCGAGCCTATGATAGTGGTGGATTCTGACGACGAAGTCGTTGTCGACTTTGATGAGGAAAGTATTCCGAAGAAAAGGAAGTTAGATTGATGATCGGATTTTTTTTTCGGAATGCCAAGATTGCGCATGAGCTTTTGAATAGAATTTTATAATGAAGCGTGCTAGATCTGAACAGAATCAAGATGGTTTTAGTTCTAAACAAACGCGTAAAGCGATTGCGATTAGTGCTCGCATTCGTAAAGCGTATCCTTACCAGTCCTTTGGTCGCGCTTACTATAAACGTGGAAGTCCGGCGTCTCTGTCTCAGTTTGGCCCGTCATTTAAGGATGCCGATTCTGTGCAGCGTCAGACCCGGCGCGACCTTGGATTCACCGGTAGGGGAATGTACATGGGAGGTAAAGGAGGATACTGGGGACGTAAAATTGGAGGATGGTTCGGCAAGGCCGACCTTGGAGATAAACTCGGAGATATCGGCTCTGGAATTATCTCCACTCTAGTCCCTGGTGGCTCTATGGCTATGGGTGCAGCGAGAGCTGCTGGAAGAGTCTTCTCTGGTCAGGGAGAGTACACTGCGAACAATCTTGTGAGTGGTGGAGACCCTATTCCATCATTTGCGCCTACTGCTGACGGTAGCAGTGTTGTTATCTCTCACCGTGAGTATATCGGTGATGTTTACGCTCCACCTGGAGCTGTTACATTTCAGAACACTGCTTATTCTGTTAATCCTGGTATCGAGCGGACATTCCCTTGGTTGTCCCAGATTGCTCAGAATTATGATGAGTATACGATTCATCAGTTGATGTTTTCTTATAGGTCTACTGTTTCTGATTTCGCTGCTGCTTCTGGCCAGATTGGCCAGGTTATAATGGCGACTATTTATAATGCTTCAGCTGATCCTTTCTCTGATAAGTCTGCCATGATGCAGTACGATTCGTCTATGTCTACCAAGACTAGTGAGTCTATGATCCATGGGGTCGAATGTGACCCTAAGAAACTGAGTGGTCCCATGGGTCGTTTTGTTCGTGCCAATCCTGTGCTCGTTGGCCAGGATATTAACCAGTATGATCATGGACTATTTAATATTGCTGTCACCGAAACACCTACTGGGTATGCTAACCAGGCTATGGGTGAGCTTTGGGTGTCGTATACAATTGAGCTTCGTAAGCCCAAGTTTTTCGTTAATCGTGGACTTGGGATTTCTCGTGATGTGTTTGCCTCTATTGTAACCGGTGCTGCTATCAATCAGGATACACCATTTGGTATCGTTGGTCAGCCTATTGTATTGAGCGGCCAACAGAATAATATTGGTGGTAAACTTTTGCAGGGAGATGGCCTTGCTGTTGCTCCTGCTGGTCTGATTGGTTTGTCCATTGATGAGAATAATACCCCTGCGCCTGTGTCAACAGGTGCTGAACTTGTCGGATTTACATACACTCTTCCAGCAAATTATGCTGGCAATTTGAGGGTTGTGTTTCGTTGCACGAATACCCAGCCCGGCGTGAAGAGTTTGTTTGTCTTTGGCCAAGGTAATGTGTACCCCGTACGTGATGTCCTTGGAGATGGTAACGACAGTTGGATTGTTGGAGCTACAGGCAACGTTGGTTCGCGTGTGTCCACCCAGTGGTGTGATATTCGTGTCGAATCTGCCGCGAATGGTGTTGACAATACTCTGTATTTTTGCCGTGCCAACCTGGCTAATCCTGCAACAACTACTAATGCATTCTTGGATGTTGCAGAATACAATTTTGGTCTTTCTTATAAGCAAGACGGTACTCGTGACCAGCTTGTTCTGGTCGATGCATCAGGGACTGTACAGAACATTTAATTGATTTACGCTACGGTTTCTCTTTGAACGAGTTTTCATCCGGCTATTGTATTTATATGCGACAACAACCGGTCAGCATAACATGGCGCTGTTGTATATAGAGCTGAGGAGCCGCAGGCGACGAACCATCTAGGAGCCAGGAGCCGGAGGCGACGCCAGCGACGACGATCTCCCGCCGAAGGCGAAATAACGTAACGCTTCGAAAAAATATTTGCCCGATCCATCCAAAGTTCCTAGATAGTATTACCTAGGAACTTTGGATGGATGGATGTCGATCCGTCAGAGGATCGTGTGCTAAGAATCAGAAAATGAATCGTCGTATTGATCGTTTGGCAGAACGTCTTGGCGACGATGGTGTGTATCGCAGAAATGAAATAACCCTGAGTATAATGAAAATGAGATCTTGGTTATTGAAATGTACTTTATTGCAACGAATTCCGGCTCGTCTTACTGAGTACGATAATGAGTGCTTAATATGTCGCGAAGAGCGAGGTGATGTGCAACAAGTCGATAGAAATGGTGATATTGTATATAATGATCCATTTCTTATGTGTCCTGCTGGACATTTCGCTTGTACACGTGACTGGTTTATGTATTGTTTTAACAAAGTACGTACACCGAGGTCTCAAGTCAGATGTTTTTATTGTCAGGTGAATTTGAAGAAGGCAGGTGTTACTACCGCTCTGCCTAAAGCGCTATTTCATGCCAACAATAATGGTACTCTGACTTACACATTTTCTGATTAGGAAATTTTGGAACTTTTGGAATATTCACCTGGGCGTTGGCCCAGTCTTTGACTGGCGTTACGGCCTGTGAGTTTTATAAATATGTTTCAAAATTGAAAAGAACCACTTCAAACAAACTTGCGATGGCTGCACTGCCTGTCGCTGCTGTTGCAGCTAAAAAGCAGGTACAGCAGAAACATTGGTGTGTGACTGTAAATGATGCCAAGCCGCTGCTTCATTATTCAGGAACGTCCGACGAGGACTTTGAGATTAATCTCGTAGGCCCCGAGGCTGCTGTTTGCAAGCATCAAGTTGCCTGGTG